TTCCATGATTATTTAGATGTCCTTAGAATGAATATCAATTTATGTATATAGATACCACTTATTTTATACTTGGATCATTCAATAGTTCTTGTAGGCTCATATTCCTCTACGAATGACCGGTATTCTGAATACGGATCATTCACTAGAACTTTACGGATCATTTTTCCGACAAATGAGCCTTATTCCTATGTGATCTGATCCGTAACGGTCTTCATGATCCAGTAAGAATCCACGACGTCGTCCAACGGTTTCAGCCAAACGCCTCTTTTGGTTTGGAACAGCGTAGGATCTGTGTTGAGAGCTTTATAGAGACCACATTTCTGAAGAATAGGATCCTCGGACTGCATGAATGCTTCGATCATCTGTTCTTTCTTGAAGTTGCCTTTTCCCGCCGTTGCCTTAACGGTCATGGGCGAGTAGATGTAAAAAGAATCAATGTCAAGACCTCCTTTAATCAGCTCCCATCTTAGCACCCATTGGTATCCGCTGATCTGTGCCAAACGATTACCCGTCGATGCAAAAGAGAACCCTTCAATGGCCCAACGATCTATGGGTAAGTCAACGAAACATTCCGTGATCTTGGGAATGAGCCTAAGCGCGTCTTTGACAGATGTTCTTTCTCTTTCCGCAATCGATGCCTTCTTGGCCGGTGCTGGTTCTTCCTCAGATTCAAAGATTTGTACTCCTGCTGCTGCGAACGCAATTTTGGCGTCTTCTTTAATAACACCTTTTCTTGCGTAAGAATAAAAAGTGTAACAGTCTCCTGATTTGAGAGTTGCTGCGGCAGACTTAATTGAAAAGTCTATTCCTAATATCATTTATTTCTTTCCAGGATTGTTCTGGATTGCGTTACCCAAGGCAGCCGACACCAGACGTGAAGTGAACATGTCATACAAGATCCCCTTCTCCACACCAAGGGCTCTTGCGATTACTTTTCCGATTGAAGGACCGATTAGGAATCCTAACGCAGCCCCGAAGAAGCCTTCGTTGATTGCTTTTTCCAATCCGGCGAAGCCATCTTTTTCTACGATTGAATAGAGCTTGCTTTCCAGCGCATCGACTTCTTTGAGTTGTTCCTCATCAAGCTCGTATACTTCGAGTTTTTCCATTTTTGGCGGGTTCCTAAACTCTTTGAATGATTTCATGTTAGCCAAGTCGTTTCTTTATGTTTATGTAGTTGTAACCAAAGTTTGCGGTAAAGTTTTTGAACTCTGCGGTGTTTGATGAATAGTTTAGTTCGAGCTCTGACAGGCCTGTGTATGTAACCTGTTGAAGTTCCACGGCTATGAATTCAAATCCCGTTTGGTCCAAGAACGTTATCGTAACGTCTCCCAGGTATTTGTTCTTTTGGTCCATGTTGTAATAGTCAAAGAACATATCGAACATTACCCAGTAGTTTATATATCCCTCATAAGACTTAAAAGTTATCGTGAAGTTGCGGTCCAACCAATAGATAGGTCTAAGACCACCTTTGGCTTTGATAGGATCTTCGTACAATGTCTGTTCAACTGTCTCTGCGGTCAAAGACGGGAAAGATATTGCTTGGATTCCGGCCGTCATGTAGTCTTGCAGATTTTCGTAAGGAATCGGCAGTCTCTTGATGTAAGTCTCGTATTTGGCAACCAGCTCAGGATAGAAAAAGTTCTTCTGAAACCTGACTATAAAGTTGTTGTTTCTGCTATTTAGAATCATTGCATTGTGTCAAAGTTTGGACTTCCGTCTGGGTTCATTCCTGTCGCATCGTTAGGTTTTCTAATCTTTACAGATATAGGTCCGCCTGATGGGTTCTCTACCTTTGGTAGAACTTTTGACCAGTTCACTGATTCCAAAGAGGTAGTCACTCCAGGAACTTCTGGAATGTTGATTTTTACTGGTTTGGTCGATCCAGCAGCTTCGGTGATTGCTTCGCTGATGCCAGCAGATTCTGTCGTGACGGTGACGATGCCTTCCGCTGTGCTGGCTGCGTTGATGGCAGCCTGTTCTTCGGCGACATTTGTCGCAGGTGAACCTCCCGTTGCTCCGGTCGCGCCAGTTGCGCCTGTTACACCAGTAGCGGTCTCTGGGCTTGTGATAGAGACCGTAAGATTTTCTTGTATCTTCTTAAGATCATTTATCTTACTCTCTAGTTGTGAAACTATCAGCTGATTTTGCTGTACTGCGGTCTCTGATGTTTTTCTCAATTCTACGCTTTCGAATTTGCCAGTATACAACAGGACATCATTTCCTTCAGCGGTCTTGTTTACCAAGAAGTAACTTCTGGCGTTTCCTCCTAAAAGTTTGACTGCTGTCTCGCTATCAACTTTAAACAATACCTCACCCGATCCTGGGTTTGCCACTGTGATGTCTTGGACAGGATCTAAGAATATCTGTGACTTATCATCAAACACAAAGCTGAGTTTAGCGTCCATGCCGTTTGATGCAAGATCCAGAGTTACATTCTGTTTCTTATCTTTTGATTTGGTAAAGATCTTAAACTTAACAAAGTTATCGAACGGATTCATATAGAAAACGTTCGTACCTTGAGGATAGACTATCTGTCCGATCTCGGTGGAGTCGATTTCTGTCGTGGAATCCACCGAAATGTAGTTTACGTCAAAGTAGTTGTTTACGTATCTTATCTGTGTTACAATTCTAGGTGTTCCAAAAGAAACACTTGGCGCTGGTGATTCATCGGTCTTGACTATCTTGTTGTAAACTTTGATAGGACGGAAACCTTCAAGGGCATTGATTCTCTCCAACTGATAGCCGTACTTCTTGACGTCGGTTGACGAAAACGTCGACCTACGAACAATTTCTTTGTTGCTTACTTTGTTGACGAGACGCATTATGTACTCTATCGAATAAGAGTAGACCGCCGCCGCGTTTCTAAGGACAGGGCGATAGACTGAAGGCTGGTCGAAATTCTCTTCTTGTAGAATCGTGACGTCTGAAGTCTTGATGAAATTGGTCCCTACTTGTTCGTACACGGTCAATTGGTTGATCACAACCCACTGTCCAGTCTCGTTGAGCAAGTTTATGTAATCCTCTATGAAGCCACCTTGGAACGTAGGATAGTATTCTATGAAGTCGTACTCTGAGTTTTCTTTGACCACCGCGCCTACGAAAGAGTATTCGTCTTGTTGGTTGACAGAAGAATTCCAAGTGGTACCAGTATTAAGATAACGATTGCCGTTTGATTCGCTGATCGAGTTGATCTCATAGAGGTTGATGCTGATCTGCGAACCCTGTAAGAAACCGACATTTCCAAATGTATATTGGTAGCCGATCGTATTCGTAGCAGTCGGAGAAGTCCAAAAGTCTAAGTTTACGCTGTAGAGCGAAGGTATCTTAAACTCGATGTAGCGGTCAAAGTAGCGGTCGGCGATGAATATCGGATTCGTCGAGAAAGTTACGTTGGGCTCGCTCTTAAGGAAGACATTTGCCGCCGCCGTAAACGGTCGAGGATTCAACCCAGTCGCGGTCCACTCGTTAAACTGTATCTCGGTAATTACTCCGTCGAGACCAGGAAATGTGTAACCTGCCAAGAAGTGGACACGAACTGTGTCGTACTTTTGGTTCGACAGTAAGTTTGCTGTGACATCAGTCAGGACAAATTTGTTGTCTTGCTGAATGATGGGCACTGGAGAATCTATGTCGTGGTATGCCCAGACCTTTGCGTCAGTTCCTAACCTGCTGGCGGAAGAGTCAAGAATGTTGGCAGTCCTTTTGAACGCTTGCGCGTTGTTTAAGAACTGATAAGTGTTGGTGTACTTATTCTGCAGTCTAAGACATCTTGCCTGAGTCGTGGTAATCGTTTCATCTGTATAGATGTACTCGACCAGGGCGTAGTCGGTTATCTGTATGTACTGCGAAGTAGCTGGCATTTGACTTTTTTATTTTATAGTAAGATTCCTAGTATCAATCCTATGATGGCGATTCCGCCCAATGATCCACCTAAGACCATCTTACCTTTGAGTCTTTTGATTTCTTTCTTGTTGGCAGCGACGGTCTCTTCACCGTTCTTGACTTCGTTCTTAAGATTTTCGATGATAGCGTCTTTCTTGACAATGGTTGCTTGCAAGACAGATATTTGCTGATCTTTCAAGTTTAAGTTTTCTTTCAACTTGCCGATTTGCACAGTCTGCTCAGCAATCACTTTGTCTTTGTCAGCGACGACCTTGATGCAAACACTATCGTAGTTTGTGATCTGGCTATTGAGTTTCTCGAAAAGAGCTAACAAGTCGGTTGAGTTATCGAGAGCTTGCGCCTGTTCGATAGTCAGAAGAACTATCGTTTGGCCTAAAGAATCTTTTTCGTAACGTGGGTATTCGATCTGAGCATAAGCATTCATGCTCAATAGAAAGAATAGCGCGATCAATAATTTTTTCATAGCTTTTGAGTTTTCAATTTGAGTGAATTCAGAAGATCGTCTCCCGTGCGATTGGACGGGTTTTTCTTAAGTTCTACGATCTTTTCTTGTGTCTCTTTAAGTCCTTTCTTCATGTTGTCGAGTTCGGCTCTAGATTTGGCAGCTTCTTCTTTTCTTCGGCGAATCTCTTCGTCGCGTTTCTTGATGTCAGCAGCTAAAGAAGATTCCTTCTTCTTTAGGTCTTCGAAGTTCTTTTCAAGAACGACCACGTCTTTCTCCAGTTTTTCTCTGGCAATGATCAGTTCTTTCTTTTCTCTTTCCAGATCTTTGATCTTTTGCTTGTACCCGCCGTCGTTCCTAAAGAACCACATGTAGCCGAATATCATACATCCGGCCAATAGCACTACGATTAGTATGTTCTTGATATCTTTCATAGTTTTGCTTATTTTTTATCCGCCCGGCTCAGGACCTGGTCCAGGAACAGAGTTCCAAGAGTATGTGTAATCGTTTGAGTACCTTACGATCGACTGCCCGCTGACGGTTAGATACTTATAGAAAGTTCCAGTTCCCGAATTTGCATTTGTAACACCGCTGTTGAACATTGCTTGTCTTAGAGGAGTATCGTGGTGCATGATCGGATCGTCGAACATTACTTCTATTAAGAAAGAGTTTCTGTTTATTGATCCTGAAGATGCAATTTCCCCAGGTGTCAAATCATTAGAATAGTTGCCAAATTGAGGTATGATTCTCCAAGAACATGAACGATTTCTGCTGAATGCACGGTTGCCCATCAATTGGAATGTAGCACCTAGATATGTTTGGAAGAATGCTTGACGGTGGTCTTCTGAGGGAGTAAGACATGTTACATCATTGACTAGCTTAATTGATTGTGACCACGCGAACTTATCTTTGGCGCTTTGGCCCGCTATCGACCACGTAAATACTTCGGGTGAACCTCCTGTCTGATATGCCGATTTCTGCGGTAAGTAATAAACACTAGGGCATACGTCTGTCCTGTAATTCCAGCCCATTCCGTAATTAATGAGGTTGCCGTTCCATCTGTTAAAAAAGTTTTGCGCAGCGGATCCTGCTTGACCGTCGTTCGACATGTAGTAAGAATCACCGGTTCTTGTCGTCGAATATGTACCAGTAGAAGCATCATCGCCGACAGTTGCCCAGCCTGGGTACCAGTTCTTATAAGAACTCCAGTTGCTGAAGGCTAGACCGTTGCCAAACAAATCATATAAGAACAGATTTCTTGTTCTGTTGGTAGGATCACTCGCTGATGGAAAGTATTTCATTCTTATGAATTGCGTCCATCTTGGAGACCCACGGTCAATCAATTCTGATTGGTTTTCTGTGACAGCTGAGTTCCCGACATCGCCAGGAGCAAGACCGTTTTGCAGATTCGGGTTTCTGACTGCTACCGTTATGTTAAAGTCTATCAACGCAAACTCACTATTGATGCGTTTGAACCTTACTTCAGAAGCTTTATTCTGGAAGTTTGGATCACCGAATCCTCCGTCGTAATTGATGGTTGAACCTTGGTATATGCTATAGAATTTATCAATGTTTCTTAACATTGTTGATGCGGTCGCCCCGTCATTCTGGATTGGACCAGATGAAACCCATGTCATGTCACCTGTTGCTACTGGTCCTACAGCATATAACTTAGCATATTCAGTGTCAGCGAACAACGGGTCATCGTTGGTACCCGTGTAACCATATGTAGGCCAGTATATGTCTGTAGTTACACGATTGCGATAGAGAACATGTGCAGGCCAATAACCCGTTCCTCCTCCTACTACTGCTTGTGCACCTTCTGCTCCTAGAGCGTTTGATGTTGCGCCTGTAATTCCACGGACACCTGTTTGTGCGGAAGAAACTCCAGTATAGCCGTATATAAATTCTAAAGTAACGACTTCATCAAGAACGAAATTGTCGATGTCGATCGTGGTGTTGTCGAATCCGCTGTCTTTTTCTTTCTGACCGTAATGATCGGTAAAGACCATGAACGTCCCTCCGGTGTTGTCCGCCTTCGGAATCCAATACTCGCGAAGAGATGATTCGTTTTGAGCAGAGGCAATAACCGTGTTGACTTTTCTGTAAGCAGAGGTAGCAGTGATAGGGCGAGTTGCTGAAGTATCTCCGGGTATCTTGGTAGAATCACCTTCCAAGAAAGAGAAGACCAACTTTGGCGATTGTTGACGAGCTGCTTTGACTGTTTGTGCGTCTGCAGAATTTGCGTTCATTCCCGAAAGTCCAAGACCTTCTCCTGCAACAAAGTTGTTCAGGCGGATGTTAGCCAATATAAGTGGATCTGCTTCAAATGACAAGTTGAATCCCATTCCTGCTCCTGAAACTGAATTCCAGGTTACATTTTCACCATCCCAAGCTGCTGCCGCCGCGCCGACTGGTGCCTCGTATGAACCTACATATGAATCAAGAGGAGCTCCTGATTCGAATTCTGTTGGGTGAGGAATCATTACGGCTTCAAGCCAAGTAGAAACAGGCGTTCCTCCTGTTATTCCGAATCCGCCAGTTTGACCTGCAAATACTATCGAACAGTTTACCACCCGTCCTTCAATGTCTGTGGTTAACGATAAAGTATTTACATAAGATGGGTTTGGCGCTGTACTGTACGGAGCTTTTAGTATGACATATTTAAGAATGTCAGCGTTTGTGGTTATATTTATTGTAGAAGAAGGCGGGTACCCCCATCCTCCGTTCTGAATAGTTCTGCCAGGACGACCGTGAAGTTTTTCGGCAGCAAACTCAGCTCTGAACGTATCTGCTGTTGTTGCATTAGAGTTTATTTGCGATGCACTACTCGAAGAAGATGATTCGGTAAATGCACCAGAAACTCCAGTGTAAAGTACCAAGCCATAAGCACCAGTGGCAGAATAGTAACTGATGTTATGACCGGCTGATGCTCCTGCTGTTGAAGGAACCGCGGTCAGACCGTTTGCGACTGACCTACCTGGTACATAGTTTAGATAGCCGGTATTTATGTTTCTTTCTTGTGATGAGTAAGCATCGTCATCATAACCAGCAGCATTTCCAAAACCAACACTTCCGTCTTTCTTGATGATCAATTTGATATTGTTGAGAACATCCCTTGTGCTAAGTCTCTGTTCCCAATATCTGTAAGAATTTCCGCCGTCTCTACCTGTTTTGATAGTTGATATAGCAAGGTCTCCGTCTCCGTTTGTGAGAATAGCAGATCCTCCGTTTTCTCTACCGCCGTTTGTACCCGCGATCCATGTAGTAGTAGAATCTTTGTCGTCTCCTTTGTTCATTAAGTCTCTGAACAAGTTGAAACCTTGGTAGTTAACCGGCTTAAAGGCAGCTGCGCCTGTTCCACCGTGTCTGTGCGCTCCGTTGAATGCTCCGGTTGATGCTGTTATGCCGGTCAAGTCATCACTGTAGTAAGCAGCGTAAAGAGCGCCGTTACTTCCAGTGTTGCCGTAAGGGATGATGTGACGTGTCGGAGAGATCTTCTCGCGAGTTGGATAGTTTGCTGCGTTCGTTGAGTAAAGACCTAGGCTTGCAGTTCCTACGCCGGCAGTTGGTGAACCGCCCAAAGATGTATAAGCATACTCAAGAATCCCTGCTGGATAAAGATAAGAATCGCCGATGAAGTCTGTAATAACTTGTGTGTTAGAGCGATAGTTTGCTTGATAGTAAGGATATGAAGATCCTATGCTTCCTTGCGCAGCGTACGCAAACCCTGGATAGATTGCATCGTTATCAGTTTCTCCGCGGTCAGCTTCGTTGTATTTGTTTTTGCCGAATGCGTGGAAACGAGTTCGAGGCCAGAGGTTGTGAACACCAAAGCCGGTTATCGCTGTTCCAGTGTTGCTAGAATCATCGGCCTCGTTGTTTAGAGGATGAAGACTCAGTTGGAATTCATTTCTGTATGCTGTTAAGCCAGAACCAATGTTGCTTCCGGTTGCAGGAGAAACACCAATTCTTAGTGAGTCGAGATTGCTATTGTACCATCCTTCTCTGCGGAATGCAATGTGCATTTCAGAAGTAGGGGATGAAACTGGAGTGCTTCCTGATGAATACGGATTGGCACTTTCATATGTAGGTTCAACGACTCTACCTAAGTATATGTCGATGAAGCCTTGATTGTTTGTTCCGGTTGTCGATGAACTAAACAATGCTGCTTTAGAAACTTCGTTGTTGACGTTAAGAGGATCTGTAAGAGATGCGCCTAACGAGAACCATACATTTGATGGGTTGTTGATTGATGCAGTAAGGCCTTTAGGATTGACGTGTGAATGCAGTTTCGCAAGAGGCTCCCATACACCCGAATCGTCTTGTGTAAATGTTCCGATACCAATGTTTCTAAACGGCGAAACATACAAGACGGGCAAGCTTCTTTGCTGATTGGTTGTAGAGTTTAGATCTTGGCTGGATATGTTGTGACCAGTTCCTGCGACTGCTCCGTCTATCTTAAACTGAGAAGCATAGAGTATGAGCTCGCTTAAGAAGAATGTATCGTCATTGGATGTGTTCCACGTTTTCTTACCGCGTTCGGTCATACCCGCCAATCTTGCGTAACCTTCAGAAAGAGGGTCTGATGAATTTTGCGACCAAGTTGAGACATCGTCAAACCTAAAGCCAGAACCGTACCAACTTCTTCTTGTTTGGTTTCCTGCAAGAGGCATGTCAGGGAATGTTCCCTCTGTTCCAACGCCGGCACCAAAGTCTAGTAAGTTGGATAGAACAACACTTCCTCCTACGTTTTTGCCGTTTGCCGCTGATATGAATCCTTGGAAAACTCTGTATGGGTAAGAACTGGAACCTTCTCTGTAAGTATTGTCACCTGTGTTGACATAGTCAGAAGAAAGGACAAGATCCTGTGGTAGAGCACAGACCACTTGGTTTGATGTAGTCAAAGACTTAACATCAAGAATCATCTCAGCCAAGTTGATCGTTCTTTGGTTCGAAATACCCGCTCCGCCCGACATCTGATCATAGTCTTCAGGTGTAGGAGCAAGTCTGGTCGAAAGAACGAACAATGACTTAGTGTCAAGAGGAAAAATAGAACCAGCTGTAGATCCTGCAGTAACACCGGCGCCTCCACCGTACGGTGTTGCCAGGGTTGCTGTGTATTGATAAAGACCAAGTGAGCTATATCTTTCATCACCTATACCGCTAGACGGACGAACTTCTGACCAAAAGAACAGTGGTGTATAATCATCGAGAGGAGTATCGTACATAGGTTTCACCCAGAATCCGTCTCCTGCTATAGGAATGATTCCAACTTCGGGATAAGAAGTATCCTCGGTGTTGGCCTGTTCGCCAAGGCCAGTTGTAGAACGAGCTTTGATTGCACTGTGATATGGTAGAGAGTCTAAGCTAAACTTAAACATCAAACGATCAACACCTGCGTTCCATCTTCCAGGCTGAGGGTAAGGAAGAGCAGCATCGCCGTAATCTTGTCCCCAACTTTCAATCGAAGGTGTTTCGTATTCTGTTGAACCCGTTGTACCAGAGTTTCCTGCGGAAACCCAGATTGTTCCGTACTTGCTATTGAATCTAGCATTAGGTATTTTAAGAGGCGAAGAAGATTCTTCAAAAGGACCTGTTGCGTACGGTGGTGCAGTCAGATAAGTTGAATAATCGTATGTCCAAACATCTGTAAGATTTTGTTCTTCTTGTTGTGGGTAAAAATACCATCCAGCCCCGCCAAAATAACCCGTGCCGGTAGGAGGATATGAAGGTCCTACGTCTGAGTATTGACCCGTTCCGTCTGCTGCTGATAAGTACATCCAATATCCGCGATTGAAGTGATCAATGTATATGTCGCCTGTCGTTCCAGTTCCAATCGTACTTTCTAGATATCCTAAAGATGCTACTGGCCACGGTCCTGCGATGGTAGAAGGACCCGTAGATCCGCTTGTCCCTGTAGCAAAAGGAATTATGTACGCGCTTAGACCCGTTGGTCCAGGCGCACCTGACGGTCCTGTCGCACCAATACGTCCCGGTAGTCCGGGTATGCCTTGATCACCGCGAATTCCCTGAGGACCTCCGCCTGATATTGAAATAACTTGAAAGTTATTGTTTAACTTGGCAACGATTGTCGACAGACTGTCGCTTTCAAGTAAGTTCTGTAGTGTTAGCATCTTTGGTATTTTACTGCCTTTTTTCTATATATCTTAGATCCTTTTGAATGTGACGGACACAGTGTACCCGTACGATGTTTTGGTGTCTAGTGTTTTTCTGACCAAAAATTCAAACTTAGAAATTTTGGATACTTCGCAATCTTTATCCTGTCTGTAACCTGCCGCTGATTTTTGAGATTCCGATAGATTGCTTACGAATATCGGTATTCCGTCTTTTTGAACTGCGTAAAGAATCACATCAGCCACGTCATAAAGAGGTAGCAAGTTTTCCCTGATGTATGAATCTTTCAAAGTGTCCAGCTCACTTGTCGTGAGATTAAGATTAAAAGTGCTATTCATCCAAGAAAAATCATCGTTTGAAGAATTGTCTATGCCGTCTTTTAAGAATCTGACGAGTCTTTCGCTGAGAGAAAGGTTGATCGACAGCGTAGGTCTTGTGCTACTTACCTGTGGAACTAATCCGTTACTTTGTGACGGCTGGGACACTTCGAATAATGCTTCTTCTGCGGTAAATGTTTGAACATCGAGAGACTTAGGAACGGTCATCGCTTTTGAACCTAAGAAAGACTTGAATTCTTTTGTCTCAACATATCCATCAATGTTTTCGTAAATGTTCAAGTCGGTATATCTTCTAAAGTATCCAGCGTCCCATGTACTATTCAAGACTTGTACATCTTTACGATCAATTGCAATTTCATGAATAAATTCATAAACGCTTTTGTACGCAGACCCTTCTGATATCTTAAGAATTTCTTCTGCCGCGACTTTGTTGATTCCGTAATTCCTGATGACACCGGAATAGCTTGGTAGGCTGCTGATCCTCGTGTTCGATAAAATGAAGTCTTTGGCGAAATGGCGAGTAACTTCTTCGTCTTCTCTAACCCAGAAAGAGATTATGTCCATCGCTTTAGGCTCATAATATCCGCGGTGACGAATTACCAACTCATTTTGATTAGTATTCACAAGATCATATCCGATGACAGGTGTGTTTGCATATTCTGGTGGACGATCTTGATCTACTGTGTAATTCAATACGCCGGTCTTTTTAATTTGATCTGCCGCAATTATTCGCAACTTAAAGTCTTGGGTAGTAATTTTACCTAAGTCGGTCACTTCATAGTATTTGACAAGACCGTTGTCCGAGTTTATGTTTTTCTTGATGTTAGCAAACGTAAACAGATTTTTGGAGTTCTCGTAGAAATTTACGCCTCCACCTATATTGAATGACTCAAGAGTTACGAAAGGATATGCACTATTTGGATATGTGTAAGTGTAGAGACCTTCGTTGGAATTTACCGCGCCCGTTGTGTTTCTAAAGTATGGGTACCTTGACGGTGATGAGAAGCCGGCGCTATCGACCAGGATAGAATCACTTACGGCTCTTGTGTCAGTAAAGTCATATACATAATAAGTAGAGTTGGCATTGTTAAAGCCAGTCGATACAATCTTATTTAGAAAACTTTCCTTGTTGAAAGACTTCGGAATTATGTAAGTACTGTTAAAGTCATATGAGAAAGGGTATGTAGATGATGTGTTACCTATTGGGTATTTGTCTACAAACGGATTGATCTCATCAGAAGCAACGAACGGAAAGAACGCGTCTGCTGGAACGAAATTAAAGTTTATGTATTTTGCTCCTGCGTTGTAAGAAGGAAGATTCGTTGATGTATCGATTGCTCCGCTAAGTTTAGGATCGCCTTCTTTAAGATAGCCTCCTCCAAAGAACAACTGTCTAGGCCTGTATGTTACTTGTTCTGTGTATGATGCACCAGTTGAACCATAAGGCGCGAATGTTGACAATTCAGTAATGCCAGTTGTTGCAGAATCAAATTTATACTGCTGCTGATTGTTGTTCTTTAAGTTATCGATCGCTGCGTAGCTAAATGTATAGTCACTAAGTCCCGACTGCACACGGTAATCGTGTGTTCTTCTGGTTATTATTAGCGTGATTGATTTATACTTATCGTTCTTAATAACTTCTATTTCTATCGGAGATTCTGACTCGTAGAATTTGTAAGGAACTATTCTTTGGATCGCAGCAAACTTGTATTGGTCATACTTGGTCGAAGAAGGTATCTCCGGTAGATCTTGCTTGGTGTCATCAATATCAACTACTTGTAGTTTTACACCCCTGAACAATGTTTGTGCTCTTGTGAGGCCAGGATTGAACGTATAGAAAGTAAAGCGCTCATCCCTTGGTTTTGGTATTGCTACTCCATAGTAGTCAAGTTCTGTAGGATATCCTACAGCAAAGTATTTTAAGAACCAGTCGTTGGTGTTGTTCGATGTGATAAGATCATACCAAGACTTTCCGTTCGATGCGATGTCAGACAGTTTGGCAAACATATAAGATCTTGAAGATCCTACGTTGCTTTCGGGATAGTCCTTGGGTACCGTATCAAGATACGGAAATTCGTGCGATAAGATGACAGGCTCGGCAAAGTCTACGCTATCGTCGGGTGAAAAGTTTGTTATTCCGAAAGCTCTTGAAGTATTTAGACGATAGTAGTTGTCTCTTGCGTCAGTACCTTCTTGTACCCACTTGTTCACAAAAGGCACCACCCTTGAAAAAGTAGAAAAATCTTTCGTGAAGTTTTCTCGCAAACGATCATACTCACTTTGAAGCTGTTGGCGTAAGTATGACTCAACATACTTGCCATCGTCCTTCAAGATAGCAATTTCTTGTTGGTCATTTTGGTTTAGAATATCAGTAAGACCGACGAAACCGCCAAATTCACGAACGTCTTGGTCTTGAGAAAAGTCAGATTTTTGGACATTTAAGAAAGGAAGCGCTGTAGCACCTACCGTACCTCCAACGTACTTTAATCTGAATTTTTTAACATCAACCGCCGAGACAACTTGGCTATTACTTTTCGTTGTGATGAGTGATCTTTCAAAGTTTCTATACCCAGTACCACGTATTAAGTAGTAGCTATCATCATCGTATCTCTGTGGGTGTTCATATTCATCATATCTATAAAACGGTGTGTATGTGTTGATCACAAAACCAGCCGTTGATGAAGCGGATGTGACTAGCGCTTCAGAAAGAGTATTCCATGATTGCGTTTGATCATTGTAGCCTTCCAGGTTGAATTGGTAAGATCCTGTCCAGCTTAACTTGGTTTCTCCTGTGTTATCTGCCGGATCGGCTATCTGTGGAACTACCACAAAATTTTCGTCTGACGGCAGCTCTAAGTATTCTCCTTGCTGTATAGTTTCGTTAAAGAAGTAACGAAAAGTTTCAAGAACTGGAGAATATGAATAGTCGGATAAGAAGTAATCAAAATCAAACTCTTTAATAGGAAACATAGAGAACATGCCGAACATTGGCCTGAACATACGATAAGCAACTATTCGATTTTCGTCGGACAGATAGAATTCTTGGTTATCAGTTTCAACTTCTATGATTGTGTAAGACGCAGAGTCTTTGTATGAAGTTACCAAGTTTTTTACATCAACCACGGGTTCTTCCAAGTAAGGCAGTGAATACACATACTTACCTTGTACATTCCAAGGCTGTAGTCTCGAGAATTGACTTTTTGCTGTTTGGAACCATTGCTGTAAGAAAGGCGACGAGTTGAGAATTGATAGTTCACCAAAGTTTAGCGTGAAATTGCCTGAAGATGTAGCAGAATTGCTGATCACAATTACATTCGTAGTATGTGACACTTGCAAAACTTTTGTGTCTGCTGGAATACCTTCTCCGCCAACCGGTGCTCCTACGTAAATTCCTTCTACAGCAGATACCGTCACCGAAGAACTTCCAATCAAAAGAGTCGATGACACACTAATGCGTCTGTCCTGGTAGTATCTTTCACCATCGGCCGTTGATATTTTTGCCCTTGCTCTTTTTCGTGCTGTCCCGCCGATTAGTTTTTGTGATACTACGCCGCCAACGGTCAATTCAATCACAAAATTCTGATAGGATCCACTTGTCACAGATTCCAGACCTATTGTGAAAGGAATAGAAGAATCAGAGAAAATACTATTTGTTGTAAAGAAAGATTGATATGAACCTGTGTTTTCAGCGGTGTATGCTGATGAGGCATCAATGCCGGTTCTTATGATTACGTTTGTTCCGCCGATAGTCTTTAGAATCTTAACTAAGAAGTTGGTTTTGGCAAAGACATCAGAAGTTTTAGTTATTGTAAGATCCAATTCATCACTTGATGTGTATGAAGCTACGTCAACTGTTTTTATGCTCTTATCGACGATTGCATTTCCGTCATCGTAAAAGCCGACATTCTTAATATAACTTTTACCATCGACCATGTAGCGAGAAAACTCGATTGTGTTTCCGTCAAGTGGTTTAAGTTTGGATTTAAGTATTATTTTTTCGCCATCCGGCGTTGCAAACACTGGTGAGTTCGCAAATGAGTTTATACAACTTGATATTGCGACTGCTACATCCTTGATGGTACCTTCATTGCTGAAATTTGAAATGAAGTCATATCCGTTAGGATCTTCAACAGGGAACGCCCAGGCCTTGCCTTTCAAAAGACCGAGCGGATTCGCTGTCATTCTCCACCTGTATTGCGTATATTGCGTTTTTATATCAATGTCAATTCCGTTCGTGCCATTTAACACAGAAAGATTGAACTCTGGGTATGTTATGATTGCCCTATAAGAATCAAGTAAAGCATAGTTAGAACTACTTCCTGAATAGCCTTGTTCAAGATCTAAAGATACATTGTTGTCAATGTCTAACCTATATCCAAGTGCAGTGTACGTATACTTAGCCACCCCGGTTGGAAAAGAACCGACTAGCGCCGAACTTGTCACGGTGTTACCCGCAGCGGCGTTCTCCGGATTGCCAAGATTCTTAATTACTGCAGAAGTCGTTGAGGATACCGAAACTATCTTATAGTAGCCTCCTGTAACAATGTAAAGAGTTTCGTCTTGAGAAAATGACTGTGTACTTACAAAAGAAACGTTTGCAGTTCCTCCGACCGCGGGCTGTGTGAATGAAGAAGCAACCTCCGTTACTTGTTGGTCTTGAAAGTAGGTAAATGTTGTTGCGGTGCCACCGACTGCAGAAACTTGAAAGTAATAGTCAGAATCTCTCTCAGGGTCGTTGTAATTTTTGACACTGATCTCTAAAACCTCTTCATCTGCTATGACTTTTCCAGTGTTTGCTTGGTTTATCAAATGTATGACCAACTGCGATTGACCTTCGTTTAGCAAAGTAGTATCGCTCTGTGATATGATTTGCACAGGACCACTATATTTGCTAATGTCTTCTTGCGTATCGAACAATTCTAGTTGTGTAACTCGCTTGTATTCTGTGGTACCAGTGAATCCGTAATCTACTTCAGTTTCAGCGACCACTCTTTTGAATACATCATCGCGATCTTTAACATAGAAGATCCTAAGAGGATCATCGACCATTGCTGGCAATGGAAACTTACCTAAGACAGTTCCTTGGTAGAACGGAACTATCGATGTGTTGTTGATGTAAGATGTATTGTGATAGTACTCTATAGGTAATTGTATGCCCCCGGTGTTAGACTGGATAAAAGTCCTCGTAGAATAAGGTTCACCGTCCACTCCTGGTTTAGGAGGAGGCGTTTGCCCGGGAATCTTTCCCAGAACAGATGAAGCAAGCTCGAATTCTGCAAGCTGTACTTCTGACACATACATGCCAAAGTATCTATTGATCGAATACGTAGAAGCTTCTGGGTCGTCAAATAGAAATTCTAGGTTGATTAAGTTTGTACTTATGATTCCATTTCTTTCGAACCCACTTGTGATGAAATCTTCCAACGCTTTGATAGGACGATCTTCGGACCAAAAGGAACTTAAAAGTTCGCCTTTGCCCGTTATTGTGCCATCTTTGTATGATATTCCGTTCCAAGTAGTAGGGACATCTTGTTCAAAACTAACCTGAATAGGTCTTTCGATAAACCTTGGATCGTTTACGATTTTTCTTATGTACTTTCCAAGTTTTGATGTCTCACGCATATCGAATGTCTTGATGATACGCGCGTCTTTAAACACTTCTTTAAACAATTCATCAGAAGGTGAGCCGTTGTAAGAAGCAAGAGAAGCGGGGCGATCTGCTCTAAATATCACAAAATAGTCTGGAAGAACTTTTCTCATCCAAAGAGGAGCAAGAAAAGTGAAATCTTCATCATAGAATTTACTTGCCAGCTGTTCTACACCATAGTTATAGAAATTGTCGTATTGTTGATAGTAATCTCGCTTTGTGTTTTGGTATTGATCGTCTACCTGATAAAGTTCGTATATAAGCTCGTTTGGCGTATTTCTAAAGAAACTATACAGGTCTCTTTGGTACATGGAATCAGGGCTGACGGGAAACCTTTTGTATTTTGAATCAGCAAGTAAAGGGTTCGCATCAAAAGAATTTAATGTCAGTTCTCCTTTGGAATCCACGGTCAACTTTACATTACCCGTAATCTTAGGATTAGTCTTAAGAACACCGTATGAAGCACGATCATCATATATCGGATCAACAGTATTTTCTACGTTGTTTTGATATGTGGTTCTTGTTGTTCTGACTGTCGTGTCGGTGTAACCAAAAATGTGAAGTTCTTGATAGTCTATGTTTTCAGATATCAGACCGCTTGAAGATCCTGACTTAAAACCAAACAACTCGGTTGCGTAACTAAATGGATTGTTGGGGCCTGTTATTCCTTCCGGTATTAAAAGAGGGAACACCTGCGAAACCGAACCATACGCCGGGTCTGTTGGATCATACCTAAAGATAAGCATGTTTAGCTTTAAGTGGCTGTCTTGGTTGCCTTCGTAATCGATTCTAAAAGTAACTCCGCGATTTTCTTTAAGTGTAGAAGAAGATGAAATAATGCTTGATGAGCTCCAGCCGTCCAGAGTTCTTGAAACAAAACCAGTTCCAGTGAAACCGCCGTTCGCACCGCCTGTTGCACCATACACAGATCCGTCGAATGGATTCTCGTATTCGGTGTAATCGTTTGCCGTGCCTGTTCCTGGAACACTGTATAAGACAGTTTCCATTTCGCTAAGAGGTACTGTATTGAACTTCCAATTGTTTTTGTCAACATCAGAATAGAAACCAACATTTAGTATCTTGGTCGCAGTCGATCCCGTCGGACCTACAAATGGATCCGAAGATCCGGTTGGACCGCTAAGTGTCACTTTAGTTACAATTCCCGATGTAGTATTTAGAAAGTCAATTTTTTCGACTGACACAGGACCTTCGCTGTTCGGCATATAATCTTGAGTGTTCTTGACGTAAAGACCTTCGCCGATGTTATTGAGCGAAAGCGTGTTTACGGAAGAAAGGTCAAGATCAATAAAACCTTGCGATGTAAAGTCACACTCGCCACCGATTGCTGATGTCTGTGATATCTCGAATACACCTGCGCTCTCGAATGTTCGAGTGTTTGGGTAGAACATTACATAAAGAGTTTCGTTTGTGCCAAGAACATCATCATTCCTATTGATAGTTATGAATGTTGATGATTTTCCTTGTAAAACTACTTCTCTCTCAAAGTCTATTTTGTAAAAGTTAGGTCCTGTCATTATGTCCTATTCGTTTTATGCGGTAGAGTTTTGTAGAGTTCGAACACTTGTCTTAGTGAAAGATATGTTCTCGACTTTTTGTGCAACTTCAGGAACAGATAGAGAATCGAGCTGAGCAATACTGTCTTTCTTGTAAGTTGAGCTTACTTGTATGTCAAAAGCAAAGACAGGCTCGTCTTGCTGATAAACATCAATACCTATTTTCTTAGTGTACGTTAGATTTCTTAGAGTTCCTACTCTTTGCGGATCGTAACCACCAACAATACCAAGACCTCCCGCGGCGGCGCTCGTAATTGTAGAAGATATCCAAGGTCCGAAGTAATCGGTCATTCTGTATTGGAACACAATCGGTATTACGATAGCATTGTCAGATCCCGGCTCGATGGCTTTGAATGCTCTTGCGTCAACACCGTTCACTAAAAGTTGGTTGAATTGCGCAGGACCTAGATATAGATATGAACCTACTGTTTGTGATCCTACTAGGTAACGATCGTCTTCAACGAAACCAAATTTATTGGGTAGTTCGTTGATTGATGTAGGAGTGTATGTTGCTGGGAACGGAGCTGAACCTGTTACGTTTAGCGTGTCTTCTTTGTAGCACAGCTGAAGAGGATTGTTTGAAGTCAGCTTAGCCGGAGCTGGCACATTGAAGTAAGAAGAATGCAAGAACGCTGATACAACCTCCGGCGCTTGTGGAAGACCAGTGTCTGTGTCAAGCGACACAGATGGCAACTGCAAGCTACTCATTGTTTGTGTTGAAGTCAGATTGTTCAGACTTGGGTGTTGTATGTGTACACAGAAGTTTGTCAAGTAACCATTTCCTGTCGCAGTGGCTCCTGGTGTTACGGACGTAGTAATGTCCCACACCCACGGAGCGGTAGCTCCATAGACGCCTGAAGCAGTGGCCCCTCCCACCGAAACTCCAGTGAATCCTCTGTCGGGTATGAATGATCTTTGGCCCGTCTGACCGTAAAGAGGATTAGTCAATCCAACATCGGTATATCTGCTGTAAACACACTGTCCTAAGATTTGGCCGCTCTGGTAAAAAGATGTGGTGATAGGGTTGTCATTGTTTGTATCGTCAACTCCTATTCCTAAGTTTACGATTGGAACGTAATCATACTTTCTATAGTTGTTGTAGTCCGGATCGTTTACAGTGACGGATCCTCCCGTTGATCCTGTTCCGCTATAAGGAACTCTTTGACCAAATCCTCCAGGAAACCTAGATATCATTTTGATAGGAGATGCACTATCATTCTCAAGGTATAAGTAATACGTCTTAGTTAGAACGGCACCTCTTTGTTGCGCTGATGGTAAAGCAGAAACCTGGTCTGCGTAATATCCAGCAAAGAGCGTGACAGAAGATCCGTTTTGGACGGGTATCTTGGTATTTGTTTGGTTATCGACCAAAAAGATTGATACCGGAGCAGCAACGTTGTTTAGACGATTCTCTAAGTCTTCAATTCTTAGCTGTAACTCGTTTAATTTTTGATACAAGGAAATAACATTTCCGTCTGGTGTGTAAAAGTTTGATGATATTACATCGGCATCGTGTGCGTAGTATCTTTCGTTGGCAGTGAAAGACGATGACAAGTGTTCGTCAAGACCTTCAGCCGCGAGCTGTGCTTGTAGATCGACAAGTATCTTCTCTTGAGATGCTTGCTGTAGAGCGATCGTTGCCTCATCTTCGGTAATAAGATCGTTGGGAAATTCAAATGATATCGTATTCGATGGATTTGAAAGTATAGGATTGCTCGGCCAACCCGCTTCAGATACCGAAAGAACATAAAACTCAACTTTTTCACCCTTTGAGATGGGAATGTCGATCTGATTGATGTTAATTACGTCAGGATTTGTGATGTCTTCTGTCGCCCATATGTATTTGCCTGTGTTGCTATCGTATATCTTACTACGCAGAGGTGATACATATTCATTAAGATTTGAGAAAGTAGCTCTTTGCTTTGATCCGTTTGGGTCAGTGTAGTCAAACTGCTTGATGTCGGTTGCACTGCCGTCGGGTCTTACGTAACGATAGTACGTCTTGAACTGTACTACGTTCTGTGGACCGGTTGCAGTACTTGTTACTGGGTTAGGAATCTGAAAGAATCCACGGAGTCTGTACTTGGGTGTGTCAAGCGCAGCTGGTGCAGCAAGAGCTGTTGAATTTAGGTCAGCGACGATAGAAGCGTAAAGAGCAGACTTTGAAGTCTTTTCTCTGATCAGCGTGTCGAGCTGATTCTTAGCCGCTCTGCGGTCTGTCTCTGAGTTGAACTTCTTAGAATTGATTTCTTCTTTCTTGCGGTCTATCGATTTTTCAAGCTCATCGATCTCTGACTGTATCTGAACTTTATCGGATTGCTTCTTACGAATCGATTGGATCTCTGCTTGGTCAAGTTTGTGATCATTGACCTGTACTACCTGAAAATTGTTGATGTCCAACACCGGTGCGTTGGGAACTAAACCGTCAAAAGTTGATATTCCGCCATTCCTTGCGTTTGATAGCAAGTAATTGCCAAAGTCAAGAACCGATGATTGGTAGTAGCTCTTAAGAGTTGTGGTTCCTGTTGATAAAGTTATGGTCAAGTCGTTGGTAAAGAATCCTACACCAGGTGACCATGTAGTTGAAAGCAAGTTAGCTTCGTCATTGATAGTCCTAAAGAACACCGCAGTGTACTCATTGAAACCTATGCCAACATTTGCCAACTTTGGAGAGAATGTTTCTGAGTAGAATTGAACCGGCTCACCGATTAAGATAGGCTCAAGACCGCTGACTCTACTTACGCGAACGTATCTTGTGGAGTTGTCGATTTCGACGATTTCATAGATAGTTTCTCCTTTGATTAGTTGATCACCGACTTTGAGTGTCATTCCATCAACTGCAAGCGAAAGATTGTCAGTGTAGGTAAGTTTGTCGAACAGATAGAATCTTTTCGTTGAAGTGGTACCGTCCGCGTTGGTGTAAGTTCTGTCTTCGTAGTTGACAGGAAAGAAGTTGCCAGTGTATCTTACCACCGAAAGCGGCATGTCGATAGCGCCTTCGTCTAAGAAGTAAGCGATACCTTGCTTCTGTAAGTCTACCAAGAATTTTACATAATCAAGATTGTTCTTGCCCTGTACGTTGTTCTGAAAGAATTCTAGCTGTGATTGGTTTGATATGTTCAAGATCATTCTCTTGACATAAATCTTCGATTCTTGTTGAGGAACGTATCTTGTAACATCAAAGCTGACCTTGAGAGCAGGGCTCATCAAGTTCTCGAAGAACCAGTTGTTTTCTGATATGAAAGTAGATGGAACGGTAACTTCACCGATGGGTTTAGGGTTGACCGGCGTCTTGGATTGATAGATTTTCTTAAAAGATCCGTCCGGTTGGCGAATGTAGGCATCGCTTCCGTCGAATCCAAGCATTTTTGCAATCGTATTGTCGATACGATCGATGCTTGATTTTAAGTACCCAAACGATGGGATTGAGTACGAAGAAGTAGTTCCGTCATCCTCTTTGACTACGATTTGAACTGTCTCGGCGACAGAGACGGTTGCTTGTTGCAGTTGCTGCAGAGTCTCCAAAGAATTGTTCTGGAGTCTGACGAAGTCTGCGAGTACCGTAGATAAACTATTATTTGTTTCAGCCATTGGTTTCTTTTATTCTTTTAGAATATGTCGTACGTAAATGTAAATGTGTCAGGGTCAAGACATATGATTTCGATCGTTGGTTTGTCTCCTTTCTCAGCAAACTCAAGGTATGTGATGAAGGCCGCTTCTGCGCCGTAAGCAAACCCAGTGTTGAGCTTGTCTGTTGCGTCGGTGTAGACGATTAAGTTAAAGTTACCGTTGTTGTTCGACATGTCTACTCCGTACTTAAACGATATTCTGTATGATTGACCTTTTTTCCAAGCAGTATCGGTATCGTTAATGCGTATCACAATGTCACGGTCTGTGACGTATGGCACACCAGCGGACCCGTCTGTGATCTTTAAATAGTTGGAAAAGGGTATCAATTTATCCGTATACTGGTATGTACTAGGGAGCACTGTAAAGTCATTGGTGATGGACACCAAAGGTTTGGTGCCTAAGTTGAACTCTTGGTCAGTGTTGATTATTTTGACCTGTCCTGCTTGAGACTTGTCCAAAAAGATTCCGTCTCCACTTGTGATTACATCCAGATTGTAAGCGACTTCGATGGAAGTCGTGTTGTTGTATATGTTGATTATGTCTTGGTAGTTCCGCTGGATCAATGCAAGTAAGCTTGCGTTGTTCGCAAAGATTGCTTTATTGTCATTAACCAATGTCTCTAAAGAAGCTATCTTTTGCGTCAGAACATCCGCGTTCTGTGAATCCAAGATTAGGTTGGTCAACGAATTTACCTGAGTCTGTAGGCTGTTGATCAACTGATTGTTCTTGTTCATCAATGATACAGATGCAGTCATCTCGTTGAGAACATCCATGTAAAGTTCCAATGAATACGGATTGTAGTCATTGATCGAAGTCTCGACCGCAGTATCGTCGGTGTTTACATCGAACTTTAGGTTGATGCGGAACGAGTAAGAGTTTCCGTTTGCACCCGTGATGCTGTTGGGTTTGTACTTAGTCAACCTTGGGATGTAGCCCCCTCCCGAAGGAAGAGGATCAACATTGTCGAGGAAAAGAACTCCAAACAAGTTTGAAGTCGAGTTCGCAAGAGTCGCTGGATCGTAAAGATCGTAGTAAATAAGTACCGCGTTGAAGTCAAACGACTGTGCAGCAGGAGTTTCGTTAAACCCACCAAAGTTTGTTATCCCTACATTGGCCATTCCTGAGTAGACGTTGGTATCGAATTCCATTGTGATACCATCGAGTCTACTTCTTTTGAATTCGGTAGACTTGTTCACGCTTTCAATCTTTAAGATATCATTCGTGGGATCAATGAAAGACGTTGGCTCTAAGAAGAATGTGTTAGGTATTGGGTTTGCGTACCACCACTGGAATCCTGGATCACCTTGCTGTATGTAAGTTGCTGTGACCGTGTCGTAGTAGTAAAAGTCAGCGGTTGCACCGAAAGGATCGGGTGTAGTGAAAGTGAAAGTATCGCTGTCAAAGAAAGCACGAGTGCTCAAGCCAGCTGGCTGAACCGACGCGGCTGATCTACCGTAAATGTATTCTGCATCAAGTGGATCCGCGGGATCGTTGGTGAATACCATGTTTGGCGCATAGTTTGCGTCAGTGATAGATTTGAAAAGAACGGTAGGAGTATTACCCTGTGCGGTTGGAATGTATACATAAACTTCGGTGAAAGCATTCGCATTGTTTTTGACCGTGTTTAAGATTCCGATGTCTGCTACATATTTAATGACTTTTTCGTAAGAAACACTATTGTCTTCTTCTACGAAGTGTACACCGTATGTTGAGTTAGATTGCTCCGAACCGACTACTGCTTCTCTAAAGCGGATGGCACCCATTTCTTTTAACCACTTAAAGAACACACGTTCTGATGTGGTTCTAAATAGGTTTGAATCGTAATCTTGCGAAGACGATATCATTGCTTCGAGGTTAAGACAGTAGTTTTGGAACGATTCAGCAAAGTAATCATTCTGCGTTTTACTGCCGTCGATTTCCTCGTAAGCTCCTGGGCTGTTCGAGAGACCTATGAAGTTTTCAAAATTGGTACTTGGATTCTCAATGTTTGGTATGTTCAAAAGAGCAAACTTCGAGAAACGGAATTTCTTGTCTGAACTATTAAAAGAAAGACCAAGATCTTCCGAGGCAGAAGAAAATGTGTAAAAGGTACCTCCTTGAAGTCTAATAGGCCTAATTAGTGGTGCTATCATTTAGATATTGTTTTTATTAGTACTCGACGTACGGAGTAGAAGAAAGAACTCTCCAGCCGTTTCCTACCTGTGTATCTGCGTAGAGTGTAACAGCAACTTTTCTCAATTCATAGCTATCGCTGTCGATGAAAGCGCCCGTGACACCGCTTAGGAGAATATCGTCATTGTAGCCTGTTGCGAGGTTTGTGCTGCTGATGCCAAACTGAGCTCCTGTTGTTCCTGTTGCTGCTGGTTGGTCGATCAAAACGGTAACTACTTGTCCAGGAGTTACGTTTGCTGAAGATACCGCAGGAAGTTGGATCGTAGTACAGCTGGTTGCTGTTGTTCCAGGGGCGTATGTTGAATAGTTTAAGCGAATTACACTGATCTTAGGAAAGTCAGTACCTGCTGCAATTTCTCTAACGGCTGCCGAAGGTGATTGTGAAAGTGTCTGTGGGTTTAGCAATTCAGCATTCGAGCTGCTTTGTCCATCAAGCTGCGGAGAAGAGAAAGCAGCGTCCAAGTCAAACGGAAGTTCGCTGACCATTGATCCACCGCCAGTTGCGGCATCATCGAATGTTACGTTTCCGCTGACCGTCAAGTCTGTCCCAACGTTCAGTGCTTCGGTTACCGACAATGTCTTAGAGACATTTAGGTTTCCTTGAAACAATCCTGTAGCTTCGCATGTAAAGATCTGCGCGGTTACCGGGTTGGTATACCTCTTGATGAGTGCGTTTCCTACGTTTAGCGATCCACCTGGTGAGAATGACGTATCGAGTCTCGCCTCCAAGTTATTGATAGCTGTCGCTAAGTTTGAAAAGTTTGTGTTGATTGTGATTCTAGATCCGGCGATGTTGTCGCTTCCTAGAATTTCAGTGATAGTTACTGTTGCCATTGTTTTTTGATTTTTTCTGCCTTTTTTCTATATATCTCGGCAAGAAAAAGTATGTCAGTGGCAAGTTGTCGAGACAACGAGACAATGCAAAGTGTCTCGTTATGATTTTCTGTATGTTTCGGGAATATACCGCTCCCACTGCGGATCATACCAAAACCTTCTGCCTGTTTTGTCAACAACAGAAGCACCTTTTCCGTAGCACAACATCCATTCTTTGAAAGACTTGCCATCGGTGCCGTTGGGATTCACCCAGTCTTTAAGTTCACCTCCACCAAGTGTGTAAGCATCTCGACAACATTTGTGTGTAAACATCAATAGAGAATCAACCTCAACCTGTGAAAGTTGGTTCGCGGGCTGAAACGGATTGATGTTCATGCGGTAGAGGATTTCTGCTCTTAGGTAATTTCCTACTCCATTGAACAATGACTGATTCATCAAGATCTCGTTCAGAGGAGTGTTAAACACTTTATGATTCCACCAACTAAAGCGCAGGTGTTCTGAAAATTGATTAAATTCTGTAAGCGGACAGTACCCTCTTCCTTTGGTCCATCCATCCGTCCATTTCCATTTAGCGAATCTTCGTACATCGTGTAGTACCAAATAGTTTCCACGAACTGTCTTGAAGCGTAAGTGCGCGTGCTTCATGACTTTGTCGAAATGTTCGGACTCTTTATTGATGTATGCAAAGTTTCCACTCATGCCCAAAGTCACTGAAAGGTTTTTGCTGGGTAGGCCTTCTCCAACCGGTGATATTTCGATCATCATTTCTTTGCCTCTTGACACGGCGCCTACCTTAAAGACCACATCATCAAATTCGTCCAGCTCGGTTTTTACTTTCGAGACCGGCGATTTTTCAATCTTGTTGAAAAACTTTTCCTGTGATGCGACATAGTTGATGAAGTCGCACATGATCTTAACTTCGGCTAACTCAGGCATAGAGTGTTGTAGGCTGGTAGAGTTTGTAGATTTTTTCGCACATCAAGATCATTGTCTTAACGTCTTTTTCACAGTATGTAATCACACGGTCCAATTCGCCGTTCCAATATGTTTGGTGAACCATTCCTCCATCGATATCGTCTTTTGGTGAAGGAAGTCCTAAAGCATACGCGGCTTCTTCAAAAGTAACATCTAGATTTGAGTACGACTTCCACCATTCTTTCATGTCGAATATGTTGATCTCCCAAGGTTTCTTGCCCCAAGTATTCAAGCAGTCAGGCACTTGGAATCCTTGCATCAAAAGTTTGCGATAAACCCACGCAACATCAAAGTTCTTGATGTTCCAACCGGTGGGTGCCATTCCATTGGCACCTGCTTTGACGAAGAGAGCATGAATCTGCTTCATCATTTCTTTTTCGTCTCCGGAAATTGTGTTTACTTTAATTTCACCGTCCCTCCAAACGCCGTAAGAAAGACAGGCAATTTTGCCGTACTCGGGAAAGAGTGATACTTTGTTGAGGTAGCCTTCGGCAGGATCGCCATAGTTAAGACGGTTGCATTTCTTTTTGTAGATTTCGGCTCCGTCAGGATCGTTCTTTACGAATTCTTCATAAGTAGGATAAAGGCCGCATGTTTCAATGTCAAAGAAAAGGAATTTTGATAGTGATTCTTTTGAGAACATATAGTTAATTTTGGTTGTTATATTCGCTGTTGGTGCTTTGGTTTCAAGAACTTTTTAACAATTACATAATATAAACTACATGGAAAATCAGCAAAGAATGAAAGTCGACATTTCGGACGCTCCTTGGACCGAATGTTGCGGAGAGCCTCAAATGTTTGAGACTTATTATATGTTCAAAAAAGTTTCTGCTTTAATCAGTCCGACTGGCAAAGAAGAACACATTCCCATCGAAGTTATCGTCTGCAAGAAGTGTGGAAAAGTACCTGAGTTTATGTGGAAGAAAATCCCTGACTTGCCAGAGAACATGAAAGCCAGTGGAAAATAGACCCTTCATACTTCCTGGTATTTATGTTGACTGGGTAGAAGAAGTGTACGGTTGGGGTGTTTTCACCGAAGAAAAGATCACAAAAGACACATTCATTGAAGCGAGTCCTGTCATAGTCTATCCGGTGGACATCATAAAGATCGCTTCGTGGAACGCGCAAGAAGATCGCGGTAGTAATGCATCTTTAGGACTGACTCTTTATAGTCTAAAATGGGGCGAACAGTTCGCTGCTGTACCTATGGGATACGGCGGTATCTATAATCACAGTGATCGCAACAACTGTGAATTTGTGAATGACATAGAAAACGGCATACTCTACATAATCGCGCTAAGAGACATAGAACCTGGAGAACAGCTTCTCGTTTCTTACGGCGGTGATTGGTTCGACAATAAACCTTTCCCTAAAGTAGATCTTTAAGAGTTTCGCTCGAACACTTCTTCGATCTTTATGATCAATGGGTTTCTTACGATGTCATCTCGTTGGAATTCCATGATTCCGATTTCTTCAATGTCTTTAAAGAAGTTGACAACTTTCTCGAGTGAAGATACCTCGTTCTTGCGTATGTCGATCTGTTTGGTATCTCCCACGATGATCATCTTAGAATTCTCACCAAGACGTGTCATGGTGGAGCGCATGTTCTTTAGGCTGATGTTCTGTGCTTCGTCAACGATTATGATTGTGTTGTCGATGCTTCGTCCACGAATGTAAGCAAGAGGCATGATCTCTATGAGTTCTTGTGCTTCAAGACTTCTTGTCAATTCTTTGCCGATGATCTTGTGGAAATTGTCCATAAAAGAAATCATATAAGGCTCCATCTTTTCTTTCATGGTTCCTTTTAAGAATCCTATTTCTTCTCCTTCCAATACTGTCACTGACTTAACGATTATGATCTTACGATATACATCTGGGCGCTTGGACAACAACTTAAGAGCTTCTGCACAAGCAACGTAAGTCTTGCCCGTTCCTGCTGGCCCTGCGCAGATCGTTATGTCTTTTGAGTTTATGAGCCTGACAAACTGTCTTTGCCTTTCGTTTTTACACTTGAGATCGAAATTGATTTTTGTTAGATATGTTTGTGCTGGTGGTAACCACGAATCTACGTTCTCGTCTTGGTTTGTCTTTTTTCTTGGCATATGATTTGTATTTTTTACCAGCGCCCGCCTGGACACTCGCAGTTTGGACAGAGTACTTTTGCTTCAATGTTGCATCCACAACCTTGGAACTTGGTCCCGTCCTTTTTTCTATGAAATTTACCGGAGTCACATTTAGAGTCTGTTCTGACTGGACAGACTGCGCAGACGGATAAACGTTTTTCGCCGATTTTCTTGGTTTCTTCATCAAGAAGATTTAACGAATCCAAGATCTTATTGAACCAGCCTTCCGCGATATCCTTCAACGCCATGTATTACACTTTGACAGTTTTGACTTTTACGTCTTTTTCTTTTTCGATTTCTTTAGCCAATCTAAGATTGTCATCATTGTCATCAAAAAAGATTAGGTCTTTATAGCCGTCTTCAACGAGTCTGTGAAGGGCTTCTTTTTTTCTTTCGGCAATGTTGCCTTTGAGTTTTTGTGAAGGATCGTTGACAGCTATCACCAAGTCAGCGTGTATGTCTATTCCGTTGTGTAAGAAAAAGTCCCTGATCATTTTTGAGTTTGATCTTGCTGTGACTATCGCGACATGGACACCTGAGTTGTAGAATTTCTGCAGGTCCTCAAGAACGTGTGTTATGAAAGATGCTCTTTTTAGAATCTCAAAGTCTTCGAACTCTGAAAAGGAAAGAGCGTGTTTGGATGTAGGTTTGAAAAAGTTGAACTCAGCAGGAGTCAATGTCTTAATCACTTTTCCTGTTTTGGTGTCGAGGACTTGTATCTTTGCGTCTGATATGATCAGCGTATCGTCCAGATCAAACACAGCAAGTCTTTCAGAAACTACGCCTTTGATGCGAGCCTCATTTACTTTACGGTTAGTGGATATTCTGTTGTCCATTCTGTGTATGTCTTGTTATCTTCTGTTAGTATTCCGCATACCGACCAATAGTAGTCTCCGTATGCAAGAGTTCCTGTGCCTGCCGTCGCGCCTTTTCCTATGAAGTATATATCTTCAGGAAGGTATTCTTTGTACCTCGCGTAAGCATTTCTTCTATAGTCATTACCTCCGCTCAAAAGTTTTATACCTGTGTGAAAGTATAGTTTTGTGAAAAGTACTTTTGCACCAAATGATGCATCAAAGGAGAAATCTTCTCCGCTTGGTTTGCAAAACGTAAGTGTGTATCTGCCATTTGAGGCTGGACTGATCGTATTAACGAACAGGTCATTTCCCAAAATGTTTACGTAAGTATTCAGCAGCGGCACGTTCTGCCAGTCTTCGGCAACGACATTCATTGTGTTGTAAGAATTATGCGCATAGACCATAAATTCATCGATTCTTAAAGAACCGCTGTCGGACAGTATAGCAGTAGCACTCGCTCCGGTTCCAGTCCCGACTATATTGACAGATGGCGTTATGGAATAAAAGTCTCCTGCATTTTCGATTTTGATAGTAGTTATCTCTTTATCGTAAGTCCCTGTTGACCCTAAGAAAACTTTCAGAGAGATTTCTCCATTTCCAGTCGACCTAATTCCGGGTATAAAAAAGTAAGTAATCCCTCCGCCGTCTGATTGGTCTTTTTCTCTGATTCTTAAATTGTACTTAAGAGCTTTGTCGGTTGGATCAATCCACCTAAAGTAAACTCCGTCTTCTCTCACAGTTGAAAGAAGGTCAGTCGGCGGCTTGTTGTCGACTTCGTTACTTTTATCCGTGAAAAGTCTTCTTTTCCAAACGAAGTTATCGTTCACTTCTATCAGCAGAGGATCTCCTTCGCTAATGTTACATAATAGATTGTATTCGTATGTGTAAACATCGGAGACCGGACCTGTCACTGTAACATCGAGAATATCTATGACAGCACCTTTGACATAACTGTGTACATCATTAAAAGAAGTGACGATAAAGAAATCGCCTTTCTTTATCAAGTTAGAGCCATACAATCCTGGAGTAGTCGCAGTTGGCGCTTCTTTTGCTGTGTATTCAACTACTATTTCGTAAACATAACCGACATTGGTGGTGGATCTTCTTGATGTAACCGAAAGAATGGTCGAAGAATACTCAGTATCATAATAGTAACTATCAATGCTTTCAGAAGTGTATATGAATCCTTGATTCAAGGAATTGGCTGGCGTGTTCCCATCTTCGACGGGAGGAACCTTCAAGAACTGCGATATGTTCGCAGTCGTTGGAAACTTTGAACGTTCTTGACGTTGATTACGATCCAGTGGACTCATTTACTTCTATGAAAGTATCTTTTTGCCTAACGGTTGTGTTTCCGTTGGTATCCTCGATGGTTAGTTCAATACCAAAGACTCCTGGATATGTAAATGTCCACATAATCTTTGGGTCTATTGTTTCAACCAGTATATCATCGCCTTCTTTGATTCTCCATAGGTACTTGGTCTTGCCCGCGATCTTTGATGTGTCAGAAGTTAGTATCACGGAAGAGCCTATCGGAAATCTTCCGTTGGTGTCACCCGCCCACGTTTCTTCCCAAGTCAACGCTCCTCCGATTGATCTTTCGTAAGGTAGTCTTTCTGATTCGCCTGGCGCCTCTAGTCTATTGTCGAAAGTATAAATAGGACCAGTCCCGCCTACCGGGTTTACAAATGAAGAACTTCCTATGTAAGAATACTGAAGAGGTAGTTCTTGCGCAGGATACCAACCGCGGTATCCGAATGGACTAAGACCTTCTTCAAGGTAAACTTGTATGTTACGATAGTTTATGACAAAGTCATTTAGGCCATGTAAGAAACTTCCTACCTTGTTAAGACCGAAACCTATCCAAGAATAGTAATTACCCGTAGGGAAAGAGTGTGAAAGCGCAGAAGAGTTACCGTCTGGTGTTTCAAATGTCAGTCCGCCTTCTCCTGTTAAGTAGCCTAAACAGTCAACGCTTGGTGTTTTTGCCTGGGCAACTATCTTAAATGCTGTTCCTGTTCCTCCTGCCAATACTTGTGTTGATATTGAGCTGGTGCCCCACTCTGCATAGAATGTTATATCGTCTCCGTTTGCTGTGCAAGAAGATGACAAAGTTATTTCTCTAACCTTACCTTGCTGAACAAGTATGTTTGTTACCGTCGCTCCTGCTGACGGATACGAAGGTAGAGTAGGTGATGTTATCACATCGCCGGGTATGATTTGGTTTTCTAAAAGTCCGGATATGTTTGTGATCTTGTAGCCTCCTGTGAAACAATCACCGATAAATGTTGCTTTTTTAAGGATGTCTTGGTCTAACGTTATCACTGATCCTGTTATACCTATTACCGTTGAAACTGGGGCAAAAGGATTTCCATAGACAACATCGCCAATCGCTACTGAGTTGTTTGTAATAAATGTATCGGACGATTCGTATGTATTCATTACAAGTGATATTAAAGATATGTCACTTTCTGACGTCGGATAGTAATCAAATTTTGCAAGACCGCCTTCTGTGTTGTTATTCAGTTCAAAAAGAGCTTGCGAGAATATCTGAGCAGTACTCATTCCTCCTACAATTCCATCAAAGTTGTATACATCATCTTCATTGAACTGCAGACCACTATTCTGAACAACGTCGTCAATGATAAAGTTACACCAATAAGGTGTCGCATAGTCAACCGTGTTCCACGAAAGACCACACGTTTCTTCCCAAAGAGTGTCTTGATAGTTTTTCCATGTTATGATCTCTGTACCCAATTTTCTTTCGGCTGAATCTTCATCAAAGTTTCTTTGGCATACTACGAAAGATGAAGACGATCTCAAAAGATCTCCGTCTACGTCTGACACCGTTAGGATAGTTCCGTTTCCTCCTTGCCAAGATCCTACTTGAGAAACTTCCATCGAAAAGTCGCCTGACGCGATTCCATTGTCAAAGAACCAGTTTGTATGATCAGCTATCGCAGTTGAGTCAAAGTCGGTTGCTTGCGCACTATTGAATGCACCTGATGAAGGATACATGTTGAAGTCGAAATAAACTGTCATGTTACCGCCAGATTCATCACCGTAGTAAATTCTTGTAGGAAATTCTTGATATTCGTACTCAAGATATATCTCTTCATTGCCTGAAGCAGCAAGACTAATTAAGTACGCATCGAGATCGTCGATAGGTCCTCCGTCTATCCCCACAACATCGATTACATAAACAGGCGAATTCCAAATATCATATACTGCACCTACCGTGCTTGTGTCTAAGTAAACGTGTGTAGTTCTAAATTCCTGTGTATACTTAAGTGATCCGTCAACGTATGCAATAAGTTTTATCTTAGTGAACCCGGGCCTGATCTCTGTAAGAGGATCGCAAGACGCGGTTGATTGATCGATGTATATCTTACCTATATGATCACGAACTTCAGGATCGTTTGTGTTTGCCGCAACGATAGTCCAAGTTGACGCGGATGTAGTAGGATCCCAAATAAGATTTCCGTTATTGATCTCCTGGTCTCTAAGTTTGTATATACGACCTATTTCACCTTTCTTGGCAAATGAGGAATCCGAGCCTTCTCCGTTAAGCGTGATGCTCTCGGGTTGTCCTGAGTACGTATTCTTACCATTGATAGGAACACGAGAACGGATCGGTGTAGAATTTTGCTGAAACAACTTTAAGAACTTACCAACTTGGATTCCATTTGGATTAGTGTCCTCATTATAGATTTTGTTTCCTGGAAGTACTAAAGTTCCACCTATCTCTCTTAAGACTTCCCATGTGCTTGGTGAGGCCTTGAAAGCAAGAGGCGGGTCATTGACTAATTCTATGTAAGTGAATCCAGGATTGGAATAATCTGCATCAAGAACGTCAAGCTGGTAGATAGTATCATCTCTACGAATGAATATCCACTCATCGGCGGTATTGTACGGAGGTTCTATTTGAGGATAAATTCTTTGTCCTTGAACAACGATAGTAGGATTCACCGCGGTCGGAGGCTCAATATAGTCTACGACAGGGCCTTCAAGATTGTCGTCTGGTGATATCTCTAAGAGAGAATAATCTTCACAGTACGGGAAATTGTAATTGTTGACATCTGACAGATCACTTATGTCTAAGTTTTCCCATCTAAAGTTCATGTCTTCCCAGTCTGTATTGTTAAAGACCAGGTTAACCCAACGACCTGTAGCATTGTCCCACTTATACTCAATGTATCGCGTGTTCTCGATTTCCTGTGCTGTTTTGTTTTCTTGTGTGTTGGGAAGCTGCTTCAAAGAATCCCAAGTATCTATGCAATCATTTACGAATTTTGCTATGTAAGAAAAGTCAGATTCAAGCATGTATACATCTACGCAGTTTTTCTTAATTAGATTTGCGAAGTTATTGTCTGTGTTGTAAACAATCATTTCAACAGTATACTTACCGATGTAAGGTAATATAACCGTGTGGTCAATAAGAACATCAATAGGCTGAATTCCGCTATCGTAGCTAAATTGTGCAGTCGATTTGACAGGATCTGTTAGCAAGACCTTCCACTGCATTTGATAGAATTCACCACGGCCAAGATCGTTCCATGTAAAAATAGAACGGGTATGCCCGCTATTTACATTCACGCCAGGGACATTAGAATAACCCGCGCCGCCGTTTGTAACCTCAACACCTTGGTGAACAGATATAACATCACCTATTGCTACCAAAGTAGAAGCTGGAGAAGAATCATAGTTTTCGACCGTTATAGTTGATCCTGCTCCGGTGGATACGACCGATGACAAAACTATGTCTGCGATGTTATCCCCCGTTACTAAACGATTTGATGAAACACTAAGAGTTCCTGCAGCGGCAATGTCAGGTGTAACTGTGAATATGTTATTGGTGCCTCCGCCTGTTGAGCTGACGGATGTTACGGTATATTCTAAAAGGTTTAGTCTTCCTTTTCTTAAAGATGCTGTAGCTGTTGCCCCACTTCCTTCTTGGCTTACTATCTTTAATGATGGGGTAAACTTATACTCAGTTCCAGGATTAACAATCTCTAAAGCAACTACTTCACCGTTTCCACCTGGAAGAGAATCTATATGAGCGATGACACTTGCATCGGTACTTCCTCCGACATCGTTCCAAGAATACGGAACTTCATCCCATGTTATAGGAAATTCGGTGGATAAAGAAACTACTGCACCGACGGGTATGTTGGGTGAATCGTTCCACCTTTCCGTTCTTACGCCGTTGTTGATGTTTCCTACCGGAGTTCCTCCGTATATCTTTAGTTCAAGATCCGCTGTAGTTGAACCTATGTTTGGACTAAAGACCGCTTGTGGGTAAGAAGAATAACCAATTCCTTTGTTTAGGAATATGACATCATCGATTTCGTATCCAAGATCACTGATCGAGGCTGTGAATCCTGTCCTATTGACTACCTCATATTGAGATCCGACCGGCGTAACCACGAGCATTTGTGAGAAAGCTTGTGGCAACGATGCATAACCTGCGCCTTGTGAGAAACCGCTTTGTATCTGGACGTCTGTCACCGTACCAGAGCCGGTAACACCAGTAACAATAACTCTGATAGGAGTTGAGTAAGATCCTCCTCCCAGTGTTATGATATCTCCGGCGGTAAACCCAAAACCTGCAGGATTTGAAAGTGAGTAAGAACCCGTGTATCCTTTTACTTTAGCATAACCCGTGGCTTGTTGGTTAGAGTTACCGGGAAAAGATACCAAAGGAATGCTGGTGTATGGTCCACCAGGATTAGTAATAGAAATGTCAAGTATGTCGTACTTATTCATAAAAGACTGTAATGTCTTTTCTAAAGTAGGACTTAAGTATGCTTCTGAAGAATATGAACGAAGATCTTCGACCGGCGCTCGTTCTTCACAAGTAAAGTTGATCGGTCTTGTGAGTTCGAGAATGCGTCTTTCATCAACGTCTTTCCATGAATTGATAGTATATCTTTCATAGTAAACACCCTCACCAGTTATGTCGGTTATCTGACAGTTTAGCGGCAAGAATTTTTCTCTAAGATATTTCTTAAGTGCAAAGAATTTGATTAGAGCTTCCTCGTTGGTAAATGTAAAGGCATCTGTAGTCAGCGGAGTCCCATTTTCATCGAACTCACCCGAATCTTTGACTATATCGTAGAATAGTCCAAACAAGCTGGTCTTACGATAGTGCTTGCTTGGTACGATGTTGATCGACTGGCCGTTCTCTTTCTTGTTCTTAAGCTGAAAGGTTATCGGAACTTGACGATACTTGCCAAATTCCGTGTCCATACTATTTACGTTTAAGAAGTATTCTTTAAGACGAATATCGTAATAACCAAACCAGTTGATCATATTCACAAGTCCTTTGTAAGAACCCATGTATGGCCAGATCTGGTCTCCTTGAAGAAGCATCTCTTTTCTCTTCTCGTTAAGAAGTATGTAGTCAACGTTTGATTCGTCAACTTCAGAATCTCTAAGTATCAGTTCTTGCTCCGCGTCTACATCACGACCTATGTTGGATAGAAGAACTCCTAATCTTTCATCTTCTGCTTCTGTCTCAGCTCTGTAGATTCCAAAGAAAAGAAGTCCAGGCCTTGAAGAAAAAGTGTTGTCTACGATTCTTAAGACAGTCAAGAACACGCCTTCCACATCGGCTTGATGACCGATGTTTAGAGTGAATGGAGTTTTCTGAATGTCTTCGTATACTGTTCTTTGGTAAAGAACATTGTTCGCGGTCCCACCTATGACAGCTGTTGGAATTGTGTCAGAAGAAGCAGCCTGAGCAAATTCGAACTCTATCGCTTTTGATTTGGTAATCGTAGGATAGTCAACATTATAGTCAACATTAAACAAGAAGAATGATTCGTCACCTTCTACATAAGCTTTGAACTGCGGAACTACACCGTAAGTTACCCCAGAGCCTGGTGTTGATGAAACTGTCAATGAAGTGTCAAAGTACAGATTAAACGTATCAACTTGAGTAAGTGTGTAAGCGCCGCCGTCTAAAGTGCCGCCGTCAATAAATATCTTCGATCCTACTCTAAGATCGTGTGGAAAGTAAGTTGTGAAAGAAATCTCTCCTACGGCGTCCTCGGGTATAGGATTCGTAAGTACAAGCGTCTGTCTTGCTGTGTTTATACTAAAGATGAAAGTGTCATCAGGAACTCCGGAACCTGTAACATTCATACCCACCACAAGAGAAGGAATGATGGCTGCTGGTACTCTGCTGACCGTGTTTGGATCGTATTCTCTTACAAGACCCGTGAATGTAAAGCTTTCGATCTCTACCTTTCCACTTGTTCCGTTTGCTGAATAACTATTGATGTTGAACGGTCCGTAGTTTTCGGTTCTTGGGTATGTGTATGCGCTTTGACCGTAAGCAAGCGTTCCTGTACTTCCCGTAGAATCATAAACATTTTCTAGTATGTAAATTTGGTCTACCGCAATTAGCCCTGTTGAAACTCTCTCCAGACTGTAGTCCAGAATAAAGTCAAGCGATGGGTTTGGAAAGTCGTTGTTGTTGATGGACGCGGGTAAAGCTATTGCTTCTATCTCGCCGTTTACACCGAAGGTGATATCCGTACTTGGTATTGTGAATAAGAGGTTCTCGTTGTCAATACTTCGGATCTCTAAGTATGTTGAAGTATCGTAGCCGGTACCGCCGTTAATGATCTCGATGTATATGACTTGACCTTCAAAGTTTGTGTACGCGTTTATGACTGCACCTATGCCAGGAAACTGGGTCTCATCAACAATTAAGACAGACGTTGCCTGCCTTTTTTGGGGATTTAAGTTGTCCCCGTTCTTATTGAAGAAGTTAAACCTGTTGGTAAGTAGCATTAAGAGATGTACTTATATTTTTTGTCGACTGCGTAGTTTATACTTTTTCTAATTTGTTGAATCGTGTCGACAATAAACGTAAGTAACTTTGTGTACTGAACGACAACCGCTTCTACGTCTTTGTTCGCAAGTAGGTACTTGGACAAAGATTTTTTCATTAAGTTTGGGCGCCAGTCATAGCCTATGTTTTTAAGATCATCTTGCTGATGAACAAGAGCTTCATAGAAACTTTTCCTCGTGAGGTATGCACCCATCTTGATGTCTGGGTTTGGATCCTCGTATGTTTTCTCGATTATGTTTACTTCTACGTTAGCCATTCTTAATGTTGTCTATGTTGATACGGTGGATCTCCAGGTTCAATGATTTAGGAGTATCTTTTCCGAACGATATGTTGATCGTGCTTGGCTTGGACTGGCTTGTGCTGTCTTCTAGCATAACGCCGTTGCGATCAGGCCAACCACCACGAATAAGAGCAAGTTCTCCTCTTCCTACTGTGATGTCTCCAAATTCATCAAGACCTATGTCGATAGTAGAATTTGCGTTTGCTGGTATCGCGTGATAAGCTTCATTTGCTTCAGACATAAACCAAACGTTTACGCTGTCCACGCCTTCGACTGATTCCACGATGGCAACCAAGTCTGATGTAGGAATCTTGTCTCTGCGTCGATTCTTTAAGAAGTAGTCAGATGTTTTGGATATTATGTTCTGGCGAATGATGTCTTTGCTAAAACCTTCAAAAGCTCTGACGTTTAGGTTAAGAACATATTTCTTAATGACGGGATCAATGATCTTAACGATAGTGTTTAGAGTTTTCTGTCCGCTTTCTTCGATTACATCGTATATCTTTTGCTTTTCGTCGGGCGAAAGTAAGAATAGCGATTGAGGTATTGTGTAGTAGTTTGCGTTGCTTGGCTTTCTTTTGTTCACATCGGGTATCAAGAACAGATAAACCACATTGTCGTCGGATACGTCGTTGTCTTCGAAAGTGTTGAAAGCATCGACGACTGCGAAGAAGTTGTATTTCTCTAAGAAGTATACATATGAATCTGCGTTTGCCAACACATAAGCTCTCGATGTCTTGGGAGCCAATACTCTAGTCAAAAAGAGAGGTTCAGCGTCAGAACCAAATATGATAGGTTTTCCTAAACCAATCTTGATGATGGCATTAAGATCCACAGTATTTCCTGCCAAGTCAAAACCGTCATCTTCCCACTCAAAATTTGGAATTTCATCCATCAGTATGTTACCAGCATCGCCGTCTGAAACCAAATACTCAACTCGTATGACAGAACCAACTTCGGGTATTCTTCCGAAGTATAAGTTTCCGAAGAATATGTCGATCCCGCTATCCATGCCGGTTTTGACTATCACACCTGGAGCATCGTAAGGAATATCATACAACGAATCATAATTTTTCCAAAGTTCGTTGTTTACGTATATTCTATAAATGAAGTTGTCAATCTGGTTGCCTTTCTTCGGTTTTATGTTGTACGATTGAAGAGGTCTGCCTGTACCGGTTACAGTTTGAACTTCAAAGCTACCTTGTGTCACCTTCACCTCAGCGGTTTGCTTTCCTGATAGGTTGATGCGAACTTCTTCGGTGTTTGTGGTTATGAGATAGTTGAGCCCGGTGTTTTGGTCCACCAACTTTGAGTAATTGGGAATGATCACTGTGTTGCCATAAATATCAACTGTGGATCCATTGTAGCCCAAGAATAGTGTTCCCGACGCGGCAATAGACCTTGTTGGGTTGTGACCAGCGAGTCTTGCAAGACCTATGATAGACTGACTTCTACCCGCGGTCATGATGTTCAGCTCGGTAATGCTATCCTCAATGTAGTAGAACATCAAGCGCGCAAGATCTAGGATTACGTATAGTAGTTGGCCGTACGCACTTGCTGGAGAAAACACTTCGCCAACCTGCAAGAATTTCGTGGTCATGAAACTCCTTACATCGCTGTAAAGCTGGTCGAATTGTATTCTATTGTACTTAAAAATCTGAAGAGCCATCCTTGCTTACGTCTTTTATGTTGCTTCGACGCCAAGATACTTTTTGCCGTCTATGTATATATCTATATAGCAGATATCTCTTACCGTTCCTCGTGCAAAAGAGACCTCAATTGTGATCGGCATGTTTGCTGTATCGGGCGCATAAAAAGAAAGTTGGCCATAAAAGTTTTCTTTGATCTTTTGGCTACTTACGTTTAGGTCAAAAAGTAATTGCTCCAGATTCAATCCGAAACCTGGGTCTCCCAAAACTTCGCCTTGCGTTGTAAAGATGATCATACGAATCTTTGTAAGAATCGCCTCGTAGGGAGAGTTCGTCTCTAAAACACTCGGAAGAAATCCAGGATCCGATTCATTTCTACAATAGATCTCTTTAAGCATATCATATTAGTGAAAGATGTAGAACCAGTCTGGACTGTTCTCGTCATCTATTCTTTGTTTTATTGACTCGAGCTCGGTCTGACCTTCGTCCTTAATGCTACTAGCATCGACTGCGATTCCTCCTGGTAGGTTGAACGTAAACGTTCCTAACAGCCTTCCCAGCGAAAGTTTAGCTTGTGCTGTTATGTATCTTTGGAAGAACCAGTCATCATACAGCTTGTAGTCTTCGATCTTCGTGTAAGTAAGAATGTAAACATTTCTTTTTGGATCTCTACCAAGAATCTTAAGCCTTTTGGTATTGCGGTTAAAGTCAAACGCATATCTTTCCAAGATGAAACATTTCGTCAAGTCCCAGTAAGAATACTGTGCAGTCCTAAGAACCAAGTCATCTGACTGGAAGGGTGACAAGAAGAGCTCCGATGCAATTAGACGGTTATCAGCAAAGTCAGAATCAACCGTTCCGAGAATACCTCCTCCGGTAAAGTCACGAACATCTTGAATTGAAATTACGCAATCAGGAAGAAGAACACTGCGAGAAGCTTTCCATTCTTTCTGTGCAAAGAGATTTCTGGGCAAAACGTAATAAGTAGTTTCTACCGCAGGGCCGTAGTTCACATAGAACCAGTTCTCGGCCTGGCCGATGATCCTCTCCATTTCCTTTTGCGGAATGGAGTACGGAAGAGAACCTGAGACGGTAATCTCATCGTTCACCATTTGGATTAGTTCATCGCGAGTCATCTTTTTACTTTTCTTTTAGTTCTTCTTTAAGTTTATTGAGGATTGCTCGATTGTTTTCGATCAACTTGATCCTCTTAACTTGGTTGCCGCGATTTCTCTTGGACTTGCCTTGTTTACGTGCTCTTGCCACTATTTCTTTTCTTCTTTTTTCTTTTCTTCTTTGTCTTCTTCCGAAGCACCTTTCTCAGGATCTTTGTAACTTCCTGGGGATTCTGAAGGCTCTATGAGTTCAACGACCATGGTTTCTTTGGATACTTTTGCAAGTTTTCCAATTTCACCGTTACGAATAACCCCACCGATCACTGAACAGTTGATAGGGAATCTCTTGTTCTCGATGAAGCAGTCATCACAAACGTTTGATATGTGAAGCGGAGATTCAGCAACTTTGCAAGATATGAATTTGTTTTCTTTGACCGGCTTGCATTCTGCGACTCTGGAATTCTTGACAGTACATCCGTAGAAAGTACATCTCTCGAATACACCTTCGAGTTCGCATTCTACAAACTCAACATCTCTTGCGACACAATTTTTGATCTTAGTGTCTCTGACTTGTAGAACGGATAGATCAGTGTCAAAGTTAAAGATACCTTTCGTGATACCACTTGTCATCATGATCTTAAATATCGGATCTTTGATGACGTGCCAAAATGCTTCCAAGATTTGATCGTCGTTTCTCATGTCAACGCCGACTTCGACTTCTGGGAAGTTTTTCTTAAACGTAGAATACTTAACGAATCCTTCGTAAAGTTTCTGTTGTTTTTCCATGAGCTTCTTAAAGTAAGTGCGATCTCCGGCGCTAAAGTTGCCGTCAAAGTTTAAGACTTCGTAAAGGTTTAAGGTGAAGTAATCAATGAGGTCGAGAATCTTCTTAGTTTTTCTTTCGTAGTTTTCTCCGCCCATGTAACGATACTCTAAGTAGCCCTTTTCGGCTTTCAAGAAGTTTACGCCGTAGTACTTTTCATCGGGCACTTCCAGAACATTACGACTGATGTCGGTCGTTGGTGTGTAGAATATAACCGCGTTTGGATGAAGTTCTTTGATGCTTCTTGCGTACACAGAATCTCTTCTCTTTGGGAATACATCGTAAACTCTTTCTTCATCGAATCCTAAGATGAATTTCACGATGTTCATCATAGGAATCTCAACTCTGGTTGGTATCTTGTTGGGATCCAAACTGATGTTTGCGTGGATAGAGCACCTGTCGGTAGTATAACCGTTTGATTGAATCCATTCGAATACTTTGATGATGGTGTTTCTTGCGTCAGAATAAGGCATAGGACCTGTGACCAACTCACACATTTTCTTTCCGCCTGAATAATCGGGCTCCAACTTAAACACCGATGCTGAAGGCTGTACCGGAGAGTGATAGAGAGGTTTGGGCTCTCTAATGTTGCTCAGAGCCATTGGTACCACGATCCTGTTCTTTAGGACTTTGGCGATTGCTCTTGCGGTCTCGACTACCTCCATTGAAGAATAGAACTCAAATTCTATTCCAATCTTAGCAGAGTCGAGAATCTCTGTCTTTGTGTAAACCTTCTTGGTTTTCATTACCGGGAGTTATTTTATGCTTCGTTGGGAATAGTCAGATAAATTTTGTCGTTGTGAACACGGTCGACTGTTACCATCACCTTGTCTCCGACGCTGTATTTTTTCTTCTTATTCTTAATTTCTTTTTGCGAAATCATTCCTACGATATCTTTCTGCAAGCGGACCAATGTTCCGAAAGGCTGTACCGAGATGACTTCTCCTCCTTTGACAGCGCCTAAGCTAGAATCTCTAAAGTCAGCGATTTCTCTCTGACGAATTGACGGATCTTCATCGGTAAGGATGATTTTCTTATCAGGCGTGATTTCTTTGATCCAGAAAGTAATCGGTGTGCCTGGCTTGATTTCGTTGTTCTTGAACTGTTCTTTGAGTTCAGGGGTCATCTTGCTGGCGTGGATGAGGCCGGTAAAGATATCGTCGAACTCTATGAACACTCCGTACTTAGCAGCGCCCGTGACAGTCCCTGTGTATTGCTTGTCGCGGTCGAGCTCTTCGATCTTCTGAGGAAGTATCTTAGAGATGTACTTCTTGTAAGAGAAGACGAAAGTCGAACTTTCTCTTAAGTAATCTTCGACCATCACAGGAATCTCTTTTCCTATCATTTCATCAAAGTCTCTTACGATGTTTGTGGCAGCCAAAGATCCTGGTAAGAATCCGTCGATTCCCTGCACACTGATGATGAAACCTCCGTGGTTCTTACCTGTGATTGTTCCGTAGTAAGCAGAAGTATTTTCAGTGATCTGTGCCATGAATTCATTTCGTATCTTTTCGGTCTGGCCTGCATATAGTGAAGCACGATTGTAAGGCGATGTACCTTCGATCTTGACGTGGTAACCTTGGTTTATGAAAGATTTTCTCCAGTTCTCGTCTTTTA